TCCATTTGATCCCTCAGAAGACGAACTCAGCGAATATGTTGGGTTTGTCTACTTGATTACTGAACGATTTAGTGGTAAGATGTATGTTGGTAAGAAGTTCTTTTGGTCGAAAAGGAGACTTCCGCCTCTGAAGGGGAAGACCAGAAAACGCACCAAAATAGTGCAGTCTGACTGGAAGGACTACTATGGTTCCAATGAGGAACTTAAACTGTTGGTTGAACAGTCTGGTGGAGACGCCTATCACCGTGAGATCCTAAGACTGTGCAAAACCAAGGGTGAGTGTTCATATTATGAGGCCAAGGAACAGTTTGATCGGGATGTCCTGTTCTCAGACGACTATTATAACGAGTTTATTGGATGCAAAATCCATTCGAAGCATATACGAAAAAGTTCTTAAAAACTCGTTTTTATTCCAAAAAAGTCTAAAAAAACTCTTGCAATCTGAACCCAGCTATGACATAATGTGTATGTTGTTTGGGATTGGAGAGAAAGTTGTGGATTTGATTGGTCGAAAGGTTCACGTGGTTTCTGGTGCGATGCATCCAGTCAAAGAAGGTCGGGTCTATTTACAGGACGCTGACAGATGTTGGGTGGATTTCTCTGAGTCTGGTGAACTTCCCTACGTCTTTGCGAAGTACCGACTGTTGTGTAGTGAGGTTCCTGAGTTTGAGGTTCCTGACGCTTGTGGTGTTTATTTGATTGCTGAATGATGGAGATTGGTGTTGTGAAAGATTGTGTGTACTATTTGAGCGAAAACGGAGAGTTCCTTCCAGAACTAGTTTTCGAAAGTGAAGAAGAGGCGATAGAATACGCCGAAGCTAACGCTTTAAACAATTATGAAATCATTGAATGGGATGTTGCGTAATGAGTCAGTTTTTACAATTAGTTGAGTCACGTGGTAAGTTGGCTGGGTCAAGTGCTCTTATGAAGGGGTTGTTGGAAGCCATTGATTCAAAAAGCAGTTGGCGTGTAGAGATTCTTCGTGGACTGATCGAAAAAGATATGGTTGAGATCGAAGAACTGTTATCAAAAGAAATTGAAGACGATTGAGGTTTAGTTATGAAGATTGAAAGAGTCGAAGAAAAACTTAGGGCGATTCAGACTGCTGAGAGTTGTATCAACAGTATTCTGAGTGTAAATCCTTCAGCAGTAGATCAAAGTGTTTTTGGTATACTCGCCGAGTTGAAGATGGATCTGATTGATGCGAAAGATGAAGAGTGGTTCCAAAAGAACCTATCTTCAGCGCAAAGAACTCATGGTGTAGTGTGATGGAAACCTTTTTTATTTTGTTGGTGATGGGTCTTATTCTAGTCTCTGGTATTGCAAACTCCATTGAGTGTGCAGAGAGAAAGAGAAACTTTCATGCAGGAACGCATGACTACTACGGGAACAAGCTATGATTCGTTTTACGGTTGGAATTTTAATTACGCTGGGCGCAGTAGGCGCACAAGACTATGCAATGGTCAGTGGAGTTGAACCGCCTAGTGTCTCTGTCTTCTTGCTTTCTGCTGGAATCGGTATTGGACTGATGCTGATAGGCGCTTTGCAAATCTCGGATCAATACGATCATGGAGACAGATAAGTGATAACAGTAATTGATGATGAGTTTTTAGATGAAGAAGAAAGAGAAGAGGTTAAAAACTCTTGTCTGAATCTTCTTCATTTAGCAACGATGATGCCGAAACTTTATGAAAAAGGGTTTTCAATATACATGTTACCTTTGGGTTTATATGTAAGGCGACACAACTATGAACCAGATATAAAGATAAAAAGAATAATGTTAGAAACCTTTGATTGGTTATATTTTAAATTGTTCGAAAAAATATCTGATATTTACGGTACGACTTGTACGCTGAATGAAAATTTAAACCCGCCAGGCTTTCATATTTTTATCGACAAAGTTGACTTTAGAACAACTAAACCAAACTATCATGTTGACAAGTTTCCGATGATAGAAGACTTGAAAGACAAAGAAATTACATCTTGGATAGTACCCATAACCTTGCCAAAGAAACCCACAGGTCTAAAGTTCAAGGATGGTGAACAATTTTACTACAAAGAAGGGATGTTAGCTAATTGGCCAGGTAATAATCAACATGCTATATGGCCAGTCATACAAGAAGAGGGAGAGTACCGTATCACTCTTCAATCACATAGTTATATAAATGATAATGGTTCAGTAACGGTATTTTGGTGAAGAGGTGAAGATATGGAGATTGAGGTCATATTGGTGGACATAGGAGTTCACCAGAAACCCAACAAGGAGATGGGGGTACGTACCTTCAAGGACTGGGAGGATGTCGTAGAACATGCACAACATTGGTGCAAAAAGTACGATTATACGACTTGGAGAGCTCGAAGCTGGGTGGACGATATAACGGAAAGTTCTATCCTTATTCCAAAAAAGTCTAAAAAAAGTCCAAAAAAGGGTTGATTTCTTGTTTCAGTTATGAGATAATGTCTTTGTTGGTTGGGGAGATCTGGTCTCTCAACTAGGAACCCTCGGGGTTCACTGCTTGTCCACTGGACATCTGGAGTTGAGAATAGGACACCAAGTCACTGCTTCTCCCCTCTCGTTTTCTCACTAAGGATATGTTATGAAAGATTTGATTGCAAAGTTCGAAGCTCGTGGTCTTGAGTTGGATATCGATTTAGAAAATCTCTGTGCCAAATGTTTGCGCCCGTCTAAGCGTGCTCTTCTTGGTTATAAGGTTGAGTTCAACTATCGTTTCGGATCTGAGAATAGCATGATCGCATTCATGGAACATTACATTTCGGATCTTGAACTTATAGAAGAACGCAAGGCAGAACGTAAAGCAAAACGTGCAGCGGAACGTAAGGCTGCTCAAGAGTCTGTCAAAGAGGGTGACATCTATGTCGCTTCTTGGGGTTGGGAACAGACTAACGTTGATGCCTATCAGGTTGTTGCGAAGAAGGGTGCGAGTGTTGTCCTTCGTGAGATCGCCGTTCGAAGTATCGAAGGTAGTGAACAGTTCATGAGTGATCGTGTTGTTCCCGTCAAGAACGCCTTCATCGGTGAAGAGTTCAAGAAGCGAATCGCTGGTAAACACATCAACATTGATAACATTCGATGTGCTCTTCCCGCCGAAGAAGGTAAAGAGTTCTACCGAAGTTGGTACGCTTAATGGAGTGATCACGTTAAATTGGTAATGATTCCTGTGGGATCACTCTGTATTCCCCCGTGTAAAAACGGGGGTTTTTTTCAATTATAGATACTGTCGAGGTATGAAATTTACTAAATATTATTAAAGGTGAAACATGAACTATAGCATCACAAAAGAAATTTTTGAAATCTTTGATGAATTTAAAGAGCAATCAACCAAAGCAGGTAGAATGGAAGTATTGAACAAATACTCTGAAGTTCCAGCATTCAAAGATGTCTTACGAGGTACATTTGATGATACCTTGCAGTTTACTCTCCCCGAAGGTAAACCACCTTACACTCCTAATAACCCTGAATCTGTTCCTTCTTCCTTACTCAGAAAGAACCGTGACTTTGGTTATTTTGTAAAAGGCGGGCCTGGAGATTCTATGCCACGTTATAAAGTGGAAAAACTATTCATCACTCTGCTGGAGTCTATTCATCCAGTAGATGCTGAAATCGTTTTGTCGATGGTAGCGAAACAATCGCCGGTGAAATATCTAACCAAGAAACTAGTACAGGAGGCATTTCCAAACTTAATCCTAAAATAGTACTATAATAAAGGAGTATTGATGTCAGAAAAACAAATCGAACGATTGAAGAAAGACAGTAGTGAACTGGATTTTTATATCAGACGACTACGAAAAAAAGGAAGGGAAGACCTAGTTTATAAGCTAAGTAAGAAACAGGCATTCCTCAATCAAACCATCGAAGAACAAATGACTCAATAAGGAAGGTGATCCATATCTCGTGGGGATCCTTCGGGATCCCCATCGTTTTGGAAATAAATTATGCCGACATATCAATTCAAAAACAAAGAGACTGGTGAAATCGTAGATCAGTTTTTAAAACTCTCAGAACTAGATCAGTGGAAAGAAGATAACCCGCAATGGGAAACCTATCATGGATCTGCTCCAGAACTTGTCACAGGAACAAAGTCTGCCCTTCGTCAAGCAGGGGACGGTTGGAAAGATCTATTAAATAGGGTTAAAGGCGGATCAGGCCGTAATAACACGATCAATACCTAGTATGCAAAAACCTAATGTACTGAAGATCGACCACTTGATTACAGTGGAACCGATGACTACGAGCCAAGAAGTTGTGTTTACTGCATGGGACGAAGGCAATCATCTGGTGATGACTGGTGCCGCTGGTTCGGGTAAAACCTTTTCCGCTTTGTATCTTGCACTAGAAGACACGCTAGATCCAAGTGAACCCCAACATCAAATCATTCTGTGTCGCTCCGCAGTACCGACAAGGGAGATAGGTTATCTGCCTGGCACTCTGGACGAAAAGTTAGATGCATACACCGCTCCCTATCGTCAGATATGTTCACATCTGTTTGATGACGATGGAGCGTATGACAAACTGACCAAACAAGGAGTGATTAAGTTTGTATCCACTTCACACCTACGAGGCACAACGTTTGATGATGCAATCATCATCATTGACGAAATGCAGAACTTGACATTTCACGAATTAGACAGTATCATAACTAGAGTAGGTAATAATTGTCGAGTTGTATTTTGTGGAGACTACTACCAAACGGATTTTGTCAAAACAACAGATCGAGCAGGTATGCATAGTTTCATGGAGATCATCGAACACATGAACAGGTTTACCATAGTCGAGTTTACATGGGCGGATATAGTACGCTCAGATTTTGTGAGAGACTATATAATGACAAAGGAAATGCTCATGAAGGAGAAAGTTCAATGAACAGAGAAGCAGTATTCGAACAGTTAAAAATTGACGAAGGCGTTGAGTATGAGATTTACAAAGACCATCTTGGATATCCGACATTTGGAGTTGGACACTTGGTCTTAGAAAGTGATGAAGAACACGGACAAGAAGTAGGAACTCCCGTTTCCGAAGAACGAGTGAAAGAATGTTTTGAAAGAGATCTTAACCTTGCTATTGCAGAGTGTGGTGCTCTGTATGGAGAGGGAACATTTGCAAAATTGCCCGATGAGGTTCAACAGATTTTGGTTAACATGATGTTCAATATGGGACGTACCCGATTGAGCAAGTTCAAGAATTTCAATGCCGCTATTGCAGAGGGTGATTGGAAAAGAGCCGCCGTTGAAGGACGTGACAGTCTTTGGTATCGTCAAGTCACTAATCGTGCGGAACGACTAATGGAGAGAATGGAGAACGTCTAAGATATCATGGCAAAGTACAGTCGTCACGATAACCGCAATAAAAAGAAAGGTAAACACAAGAATCAAACTAAGTTTGATAGTGGATATAAAATGAAAGGAGAGGATTATAATCGCTCTCGTGATAAAAAGGTTCTGTTGGATTATTCATAATGAAAAATGCGATATTTCAGTATATGGTGGTCAATGATCGAATTGACCAAGAACGTGGAAGAGTGCCCCAAGATCCTGTAGAGGGAAGAACCAGAAGTCAACTTTATCTTAAATGCGCTCATGAGTCTAGTCTGTCCTTTCAGGATTATGCGGATCTGATTGACGCTGATTATTATTACTCAGAAGAACAAGTTATTACCAAAGGCGATGACAGTCCGGCTGCACTATTGTTTGAGTGTTTACGTGTAATCTATGATCCCATTTTTGATCAGTACGACAAGGTTCTTTTTGCTGACACTGATATTGTGGTAAACACCAAAGAGAATATCTTTGATGTGTGTGAAGACGGAGATGTTTTTGGAGTACTTGAATCCGACTATGTGACTCGCTGGAACCGTGGCGGTTATAATTCTTGGGATTATTCTTCAAGCACTTTAAATAATTTTGTCACCAAGTTTAAAATGCACGACATCCCTATTGTGCCCACCATGCCACCAAACAGACCATCTAAGTTAACAATTCTTAATACGGGTATTGTGGTGTGGTCACGTGAGGCACGCCTACGTGCACGTGAAGTATTCATGGATTGGAAAGAATGGTTAGACGCAGAACCAAAGTTTCATATGTCAGTGATGAACGATCAACCATTTATATCAGGACAACTTATGAAACACAACTTTGACCTAGTGACGATTGACCAAACGTGGAACGATTCTCCACACTATGCGACAGAAGAAGAGTTCTTCGAAAAGGCAAAAATGTGTCACTACACTGGCGGCGGTTGGAAGATTGATATGTTAAGACACATAGAAGAAAACAGGTTCATAGGGGGTTGACAATACCCCCTTTTTTCTGTATACTTGTTATGTGAATTAGGAGTTTTAATGCAACAAGATAAAGTAATATTGACTGACTGTGACGGAGTACTGCTGGATTGGATGTATTCTTTTAAACAGTGGATGAATCGTCACGGTTATCTAGAAAAGAATCCTTCCGCTTATGAAGTAAACGTGGTGTTTGGACTAGAACGAAGTGAAGCAAAGAAACTGGTTCGAATGTTCAACGAGTCAGCAACGATTCGAAAGATTCCCCCACTGCGTGACGCAATTAAGTATGTAAAGAAGTTGCACGAAGAACACGGATATGTGTTTCACGCTGTGACAAGTCTTAGTAATGATCAGTATGCTCAACACCTTCGAACCAAAAACCTGATTGAGTTGTTTGGCCCGACTGCCTTTGAAAAGTATGTCTATCTTGACACTGGTGCAGACAAGGACGAAGAACTTTGCAAGTACGCCGGAAGTGGTTGTTATTGGATTGAAGACAAACCAGAAAACGCTCGGGTAGGAAAGTCCCTTGGACTAAACAGTTATCTCATGTCGTGGGATTTCAATCAGGGCGTACAGGATATTCCACGAGTCCAGAACTGGAAAGAACTTTACAATATCATAACTGGATAACTAACGCATATATAATCTCGTGAACAACTTTATGAGGTTAAAATGCGATACGTTGGTTTCAGTGAATATTATCATGACGGCGCACTCTCTATCATCAACGAAGATGGTACAGTAGAGTTTGCCTCTCATGGCGAGCGTTTTTCCAAAAAGAAAAATGACGCCATCATTCCAGAAAGTCTTTGGGAATACACTTCCGATAAAGACCATCTCTCTTTTTACGAAGACTATGAAATCAAACACAAACTTCGTAAAAACCTTTTTGGTTCCAAAGAGGAATTGAGACATGGCCTGCGTGGGTATCAGGAAAAATTGACACGAAAAGATCCAACAGATCAACAGGTGCCTGGAAGTCTTGTTTTCGACACTTTTCATGAACACCACCAATCCCATTGTGCAAGCGCTTTCTATACTAGACCTTGGAAAGACAAAGAGTCTACTGTCATGGTGTC